GTCACACCAAGCTCTTGCACTACCTCTGTTCTGAGGCGTGTCATCGCAATGTCGATTAGCTTTCGCTCATCATTGGTGGCTAGGCCACTGACCAAGATGCTGATGTGATCGAGGATGATCACCGACACACCAAGGGCTTTGACCATGAAGCTGATGCGCCTTATGATCGTGTCTATGTCACAGCTACCGAAATGATCGTAAAGGTAGATCGGGTGGTCATCAGGAAATAGCTCATCATAAGCAGCTTCTATCTCCTCTTTTGACGCTTGGTCTTTATGGACTGTGATGTTCTTGTTTAGGTGGATTCCAATCAAACCTAGAAGACTGCGCTTATTGGACTCTTCCAGATTTATCAATCCGAGCTTCTCACCCTGCTGGTGAAGGTGGTATGTAATCTCTCGAAGCAGTGTGGTTTTACCGAGTCCAGAACCGGCGCAGATAGTCACTAACTCCGCATTATCTCTGAGCCGTACCCCGCCTACGATGGCGTTGAGGGCTGAGTATGGGTAAGTGATGGATGAAGCGGCATCATCCTGACTAATCACGCTTCTGAAGTCGGCAGAGGTCATGATGCTGTCAGGCCGGTATACTCTGGCCTCAAAGATAGCACTCACAACAGCCGCTGATTTGCCAGCCACTAGGCACTCATTGACATCTTTCATTGGAACTGTGGCTATGTAGGCTTTCCCAATAGGTAGAACTTGGGCAGCTTCCAGACTAGCAGCGCGTCCAGCGTCATCGTTATCGAGACACAGGATGCACTTGTCGAACTGGGCTATGTAATCGTAGTTGTCTTTTACAGCTTTAGCTGCTGAAGCTGCTCCATGCGGTATACCCACCACCGCCGCATGGTATTTACCGAGGCAAGCTGCTGCCGATAATGTATCGACCTCACCTTCGCAGATGACCAACATCTTTCCGGTGTTTTTTAAGTGTGATCCGAAAAGCGTGATCTTCTTTGCGTCACCGATGATCGAGAACTGTTTATGCTTATTCCTGATCTTCTGTGCTACGACCTCACCGTTCTTGTCGCGGTAGTTTGCAACATGAACGCGCTCACCTTTGTAAGTTGTGGTGAAGTAGTCGTATTTCCGGCAGAGTTCTTTCGTTAATCCCCTTTTTACTATGTCATTGTAGTCACCAGCGAGAAGGCCGAGTTTAGCTTTTGCAGAGGGAGGGGCTGCTGCGCTAACCCCCTCGCTGGTGCTATTCTGTACAGTCGTGTTACACGCGAAACAGTGCGTATGTCCGTCAGAGTATAATGAGTTAGCATCGCTCGACCCACAGTCAGGGTTCTCGCACGGTAAGTGCATTACAAACTCGCTACTCTCTTTAATCATTGTATCCATACGCTTGCTCCCTTGCGTAACTACTCCTCTAACCACGCCTTCGGGATCGTCTTGTTCGCATACTTAAAACCATGCTTGTCGCACCACTGTGCATAGGTGGTCTTAGACCCCTTGTAGAGCTTCTGGTTTTGGTTGCTGAAGACGAACCGAATGTCGATGTGAGGAAACTGCTCTTTCAGTAAAAGGTGCTTTTGCCTAGACTCCGCGTCTGGAAAACGCCCCTTGGTTTCGACATAAAAAAACCCACCGTCCTTGGTGGGTATCTTGAAGTCTGGTGTGTACCGACTGTCTCGACTAGGCCATGTAAAATAGATACGCTCAGTCTCAAACAGTACCTCGACACCAGCGGCCTTGATCTGCTCTGCTATCTTCATTTCAAGGCCACTACGGTATCCATACTTGTATGCTTTAGAACTCGTCCGAGAAGCCATCATCATCATCCGATGCTGTTGGTGCCGCTGTTGCTGGAGGTGCTTTGTAGCCGCCCTCAACTGTATCGAACCCATCGTCATCATCGCCCTGAGACAACTCAATCACTTGGACTGCCGCTAGGTTTAGCTTCACGCCAACATTTGCGCCCTTTTCGTAAAACCCAATGGTTCCTGATGTGCGAATGACTGAACCACCAAAAACAGTGGGTGGGGTTGTCATTAGCTGCGCTTCTGAGTCCTTCATCTTTGGCGCATAGCGGCTTTTCATCTTGAAAGTAACCGCACCAGTAACGTCATCGGTCTCATAAGGTAACTGAGCCTTTGACATCTTGGCTCCAAGGTTGTCTTTACCGTACTGGTTGATGGTATCGACAAGAGTCTTTGCTGCGTCAGCGTCCACAATGACATTGGTTCTATAAAAACCCTCTTCATCGAACTTGGTGTCTGGACGACCCTCTTTGAGCCAAGGGTACTGAGCAACGCCTTTAGGTGTGGTGTATTTTACTTTAGCCATCTTAATCTCTCCTTTAGAGACAGTGTGTCATTTGTTGATTGTTCTGTGTGGTCAAGGTACGAAAGCAAAATGCCAAGGCTTTCTGCTCTCGCTATTAAGTCAACTGGTAGAGGCACACCCCGCATACGGCAGAGTCGTGCTTCTTCCAGCACTCTCTCGCGAGGGTGCATGGTCTTCTCCTGATATTGTTTTTATTGTTATCGTTGGGGAATCAGATGAAGCAGTAGTCGGACTCTAAAACCTGCTTCAAATCCAAGGTGCCTTTCTCCGGCACCTCTGGTAGTTCAGCGGCATCAGGGTGATCTAATTGTTCAATCACCTGATCTTTTAACCGCTGGTATAAACACTCATGGTCATACTGATCGACAAAGGCTTGCCTAACTGCGTTGAACATCGCGGCAGTGTCGGCTGGGTTTGTTGCAAAGCTGTCGTGGATCAGGAAGAAATCATTAATGCCGTAGTCGTCATGGCACTTTAGAACCGTGGCGTGTAAATGTGCGCTGTCGAGGCTGTGAGTGTGGTTAGCAGCGACAGCGGCTGCTGCCTTTCTGCTATCAACCTCTTGTGTGCTTTCTCTGACAGTAACTTGGCTTCTTTTGAGGTCTCCGTACTCCTTGTCGTAAAGGTAGACCTTGATCGCTTTAGAGACTTTCTTTGTGTAACGATTGACGACAGGAAACCCCATCGGCGTCACCCATGTCATCATCTTGTTTTCTTTGGAACAGGCGTTACAGAGCTTCTGGATAAAATCCATTCCCTCGTTTGCACCTCTGACAACCTCGTTCACAGACTCCCATGATTTCGTGGCTAGATACTTAGCTGCCGTATCTCCTTTATCAAGACCGAGACATTCACCTGTGTTCTGGTCAATCTTCTCGATAGCGAATGGGTTTGTCTTATGACCCTGCCAGTGACCGTCTGAGACGATTGCGTCGTTAATAGGCTTCATGAAGTCTGTCTTGATCTGCTCTGTGAAACCGTAAAGGTTGCTGCCGTAATTCTTGGTCATGACATTACGCTTCAACGTCTTTCGCCCGACCCTAAACTCTTGCCACGCCTTTCTTACGGCTGCGTAGGTTACTGAGTCACATGCGTCAATCTTCTGCCTAGCTCTGTCTGCTACCGCTTCGTAAAGGTCTTCTGGCTTGTCTGAAGGTAAAAGGTTAGTCAGCCTTGCTTCGTCAATGTTGCGACCCAATGCACTAAAATGCTGAAGGCCGCTGTTTGAACCGTCAAGTCCACAAGGGAACCCTGACTCATACTCAAGACCGTAAGTCGCTATGTTATGCAGTTCCATACAAGCCGCTAGGAAGCCGAAGGGCTTGTCTGCGTGGCTCCAGTATAGCTGGGTAGGGTCATCACCATCAAAGGTGCCTTGGAAGTCCTCTGCGACCCGTAAAAGGCTATCCAAGTTGTCGTTGACCCATTGAACACGGGTTTCCATAGACTCCTTGCTGACTCTGTTGAAATCACCGAGATCAGCGCATTTCAAAGCAACCCAAGACAGGCCACTCTCACCGACAGGCTTCTTGTTGTGCAACTGGATCATCGCTTTGATGTGATCGCCGCGCTGGTGACTAAAGTTAGCGACAGGATATACCCTGCCTCTGAAGTCCCAGCTTGCGCCTGTGTAGAAGGCTTTTGTCGGCAAACTGGCGAGTGATCTGGCGGTTCTTAGGTCTTGGGTCTTTAAAGCCAGCCCACCGTCAATCTCGCGGTTCTTGTGGAATATCTCCCGCGCCCTAATCACCCAGCCCTTGCGACTGGCTTTGTCCATCTCATCCCAGTCGGCAGGGAACGCTATCTTGTCCAGCTTTGATGACCTTGGAAACTTAGAGAATACCTTGTTGTTTTCCCAAGCCCACTCGACAGCGCGTAGAATAGGCACATTGATCTCAAAGGGTGTATCTTGAATCAGGTTTAATGCTCTCAGGCTCTCATCAAGCTGACCGTTCTCAATCGCCTCGTTGATCATCTTGATCTGTGTACGGCTTGCGCCTCTTACTAAAGGAACCTGTGCGCCCAATACAGCATCAAGGTACATACCCGCTGTTCGATCATTTGGGTTCACATTGTCTTTGTCTTCATAAGTTTGCCACTGGACAGGCTTGACCGCCATCGGTGTGAACATAGGCTGCATCCAGCTTGCTTCGTTGTTGAAGATGTCCAGACGTTCTTTATTATCATCGGTCATCACCAGACCTGCCATGTCCATGTCTGGATCGACCTTGCCGTTATAAATGCTATCGTTGTTCACCCACTCAAGCCCAAGACGTTTTGACGTTTTAACTCCACGGGTTGTGTATTTGTTCTTTTCGTAAACCTCGAACAAATCTGTCGTTGAAAGCACAGCATTAAGCAGTAAGGAGCCGACCTTCACACATAAGTCTTTACGCCAAACATCTTTAATATGCCCTTCTTTGGCTGCTATAGCCTTCATAGATGTCTTACGGACGCTTATGGATGAATGGTCACGCATGACTTTGTTGTAAATGCGTCTTTCCAGTTCTTTGTCACGTTCTCTAAGCCACCGACCCCACTTCTCCATCTCCATAGCTTTACCGAGTTCAACCAGAGTAGAGGCAAGGGTCTTTTGCTTTCCGACAGCATCCAAGCACACAGATAAAGCAATCACTGACATTGTGTCGGTATCTATACCCTCAATCTCATGGAACCAAGCAAACTGTCTCCCTTGAGATATGGATTGGTTTTGAATTAGACCGTCAAGGCAGTCTTTAACATCAACGTGCTTTTGGTCGATAAGCCCTTGGACTGCTTGTGTGTCGGATAGGTTTTTATTCTGCTTTAACTTCTTTAGATACCTTCTGTTCCCCCTAAGCTGCATGACCTTTTCCATCCGCAATTCTCTAACCACTTCTGGAGAGTCTTGGTAAGTCTGGAACAACTCGGTTAGCTTTTGAAATGGGTTATCGGTGGTGTTTTCTTTAGTTTTCATATGAACACTCTCCAACTCACTGACGTTAGCACTTAGTTCTAGGTGGACACAAGTCCTAAGCCACTGTTTTCATTAGGTTTGGGGTAGGAGAGTTTTAAGCCCTAAAAAGCACAAAAGCCCCCTTGGTTTCCCAAGCGAGCTTCTGATTATAGTCATATAAAAAAGGCAAGAAATACCCTGTGGTTTCCTGCCTTTTGTGTCTTTTGTAATAGCCTTAGAAGGCTTTAAACCATTGGTCTATGCGACCGACTACCTCTTTGTATGGAAGTGGCTTCCTGCAACTCTGTGACCTGCTTCTGCTGGAACCGTACATACTCAGAAAACAGGTCTCGCGCCCGACAGATGTTTTCTGTCTTTTCATAGGCTACAACGCAACAAGTGTTTAGAAACTCATTGGCTAGACTGTCTGTTCCCTGATAAAAGTTACTCGCGCTAACGTCTCCCGCCACCCTCGGGATGTTTACTTTAACTGCTGCATTTAACTCTACGCACTCTTTCATCATGGTTGTCACGGCTTTATGCGTCATGGAAAGCATGGCTGCTGCTGTCGCTATCGTAAAAGGAGAACGCGATAGATTTGCTTTAACCAACAGACGTTTAAACACTGAGCGATTGATCGTACTCGTAAAATAACGTCTACGGATTGAAACCTCTGGGTCGTTAGACACTGCAAGCCTTTGTGTGTTCTGGTCGATATCCCTATCACAAACAGCTTCCGCATATGCTCTCCAAAGCTGCTGCACAGTACCGTCTGAGTCCACTTTGCTGTTTACCATCTCTGTAACGTCAACAGATTTAAGGAAACCCGATATGTTAGCAATATGTGTTGAAG